CTCTCGGTGTCCGGCCTCGCAGTGCGGTGACGGCTCTCCGCAGTGCATAATATCATCCAGACTACACTCGCACCCCGTATCCAGATTAACCACTCCATCATAGCCGTTGTCCCTAAGCCATTGTCTTACAATCTTGATCAAATCCATGCTATTCCTCCTCGCAAAGTAATAGGAATTGCCTTATTCGCTCAGATTCAGCCTTTATGTCAATACCATTGAGACGACACTCTTCAAGGATGTCCTCGTCGTTTGCCTCAAGTATGGATTCACTGAGGGAATCCATCAAGGCTTCATATTGCTCCCCCTATTCCTTTCGCTCTGCACGAACAAACCCAACAACTTCTCCTATTTCTGGATAGTCATAAACCATCACACAGGAGTCACATTTACTAGGGACAGAGGTTAGATCTGTAGTGCTTGCTAACATTATGCTCGCCTTAATTGCTTCTGTGTAATAATGGCCTTCGTATTTCTCAACCAACTGCTCCGTCCTCCACGTGCTTGGATTCACTTCTAATCCAGTATCCACGGCATCCAATGCTTGTAGTAAGACTTTAAGTAACGCCTTCCTATTTACTGTCATCGTAGCCTCCTATTCATCCTCCCACGGTTTATCATCCTTGCTCGCGCAGATATAGAAATCCCAGGAATGGTATTCACCTTCGGGCGGGATCACCTTATAACCCGGCCTACACTCCGCGCAGTTACCATCGCACGGCATAAGCTCGGATATCTCGCAAGCACACTCGCCGAAGGGATTCCACAGCCCGTCAAACCCGTTCTTCTCCAGATATTCCTTGACTATTCTGAGACAATCTTTTTGCTTCGATTTCGCCGTCACAACCTCCTATTCTTAGTCGTCCTTTTCTGTTTCAACTTTTCCACCTACATGTAATGCTATCAGTTTAAGCCCTGTGCTACCATGAGACACGAGCCAAATCGGCGTAGATTCCCCCATCATAAATTCACCACCTTTATATCCCTCAAATATTCGGCCCATTGCCTCCTTACAGTCAACCAGCAAGTCATTCGCTGGACGAAATCCATTCCCCTGCTCAAACGCTAGGTCGCAATAATAACCTCTATAACTATGAGGGTCGTGGAGATTCGTCACTTCTGCGTCTTCTGGCATTCCTTCTAATGCGTTAATCATTTTACCGAGTGTCATCTGCGTTTTTGCACGTTCACGTTGCATGGTAACACTGAGCCCGTCCATAAGACTCTGCATAGTCTTCATTTTAACCTCCTATCTCCTATCCTCAAACTCACCCTCACTGAAATAGAGCGTAGATTGGCACAGGTCTAGCTTAATCTCCGCAGTGGCAAGTGATTCTCGCGGCTTACCGAACAACGGGCACCAATCACCGCATGGTGAAGGACTTCCGTCGCCAGAATAATAAGGACAATATAGACTTTTTTCTTCTCCTGCCCGCTGAAGCACCAACCCTCCATCCTTGTCAATATAGTTCATTTTAACCTCCTTATCCTATCCTTGAGGCCCGCACAAAACCAACAAACGGGCCTTGTATATAGCCGTTTTCATCAATAACAGTGGTGAATCCACTGTCCCCTGTCATAACAAGTTTCGGTCTACTAATTACTCTACCTCGATAGAGTCCTCCATCTTCTTTAATCCAATAGTCAGTGTGTGGGATTGTTGGTCTTTGTGTTAACTCTGAACTTGCCTCAGTCATTCCTCTTAACAAAACCTTGTACAGTTCTTTCTTATTCACTGTCATTTACGCCTCCTTATCTTTAGTTAGGTAACACACAAGCAATCTTATATAAAAGTTCCTCTCGGAGTGACCATACACGCTGTCCATCAGTACCAGACCCAAGCGCGTCTTCTCCTAGAGGTTCAATTGTCTCTCTACATAGAGCTAGTACATATTCTAGCTCTGTAATTCTGGCCTGTAGTTCTAGTACCTTCAGTGCGGTTTCACGTAGACTTTGAGCACCTGCATCAGATTCGGTTGGAGGCTTTACCTTTGGCATACTTGGAGTAGTTCTGGGCCAGTTAACTCCAGGTTCTGTATGTCCACACCGTTTACATATTGAAGGGTTGCTTACATCATTACCCTCAAAGTACATTGCATGACCGAATAACTTACACAGTATGTTCATGATTTATTACTCCTTTGAGGAAGACTGGTTTCTTTATCAATACGAACGCATTCACGACAGGTTGCTACCCCTGAAAACGTATTATCACAGATATACCAATTAGCATCAATCGTTTTACCGCATAATGTTTTCTCAGCGTCATCAGAGTAATGAAATGCTCCTTTACGTTCATCAGAACTCTTTGATTTACACCTATATAGTGTATATAGACATGACATTGTTATCCCTCCATTTCAACTATCACAAATCCGGTAGTTGCTGTTGAATACCCTCCAAAATAGTCTGAGTGTCCATCAGTAGTGTAAAATCATTTGCTTGGGGTTTACCATCAATTGCTCTATCCAACGCGTCTATATTTTTCTGGATATCAGCCTTTGTGACTCGATAATCACGATACGGACCAGCACTAATCTCTATTGTAACTAACATCTTTATTCTCCTCCAATTCACGCTTTAATCGTTCTTGCTGTTGTATTTTTGTCTCTAAAGGAACAGCAGAAAAGAATCTATACCCCTTATTTGGATTCGGCTTGACAGTTTTATAATCAAAACCCATTCTTTCACCAAGAGCTTGCCACGCCCTGTTAGCATTTTCCTGTTGGGAAGGTGGGAGTTGTCCTCCAATTATCATGTACGGGATAGGCTTGCAAGCATCCAGTATATTTTTCATATCTTCCTCTGTCATTTCATAATTCGTTCTATGACACATTTACACATTCCTCCTTTCTGTTAGGTGGCGCACTAGCTCCACAGTTGAAACACGAAAATGTCACGTCTATTGAATCTTCTCCCATATAACTAACTTCATCCACAAAATCATCCAGCTCTGCTTTATACCCACATACCGAACAGACCACCTCCTCCCGGCTTTCCTCCGCAGGAAGTTTTGGGACAACTTCAACTGTCATAACATCTGCCTCTAGGATAATCTTGTAGGTACTCTGTCCCACGTGGACTACTTGAATTTTCTTGGGGATATACCCCAGAGTCATATCTGCTACCCTGAGTAAATCAATCTTATCCTCAGATATGTTAGTGTCTATGATAAGACAGGAGCTAAGTTTGTCGATTCTGGCTGATACTGTACGCCCTATCCCCTTATTAGGTTCAGAGTCCAGTATTACCTTCATCTCACGTGAGTTTAACTGGTCACACATGCTCTGCAACACCTGTTCGCTGTATATCGTATTGTCATCGTACACTACTTTGGGGGATAAGACAACGGCTTCGTACTTTTTCATCATTTACAATCTCCTTTTCAATTCCACCATTCACGTAAGTATTTAAGATTTTTTCTAAGAATAACCATCCAACCAACCATTCTTCTATCATGTACCTTAAAGATAGGACTAGTAGGACCACTAAATAACTTTGCATTACGGATTTCAAAAAAGTCGTCTTTTAGAATTCTCCTAATAGCCCCTCGACAAATCATCATTTGGCGCGTTGCGTGCTCAGAACCAACATGACTCCAGGATTTTGAATCCTCAATCATCATTGAAAGCTGGAACTCCATCACTTTTAATAGAAAATCCCCATCCCAAGGCCGGTCATTCCAGATAATAGGAAACCAAGCTATTAGATTCTTAATTCCATATATAAAATGGTGATACCATCTAACAAGTCGATTATACCTTAACCAGTAATAAGCGTTAATAATTCGTTTTGACATGTGGTTTCCTGCTTGTCTTTGCTTCTTTGCCATGACAATTTTTGAAGCGCTTACCGCTCCCACAAGGACATCTACTGTTGCTGGTGATAGTTTTACACTTGGCTTTAATTAAAAGTGCTTGAGCGTCCGCTGAGAGCGTCTGAGGGTTAATTACGTTTATCCTTGTGTCTGCTATCATCCCTTGAAGGTGTAGCCTCCTGCGTACACTGCGTCTCATGTTCTTTTTCTTAGACCGCATCAGTCACCCCCTTACTATTCAGGGTTGCGACCACTTTACCTTTACTATCTTTTATTTCAAAGGTTATGTTCAGCCCTTCTAACATTTCTCCTTCTTCAAGATATTGATGTATAGCCGTTACTAGATAGTCTTTAGCTCCTCGGAGTAACCTGTTAGCGTCATGGGCTGTTAATACTTTGGGTTTAACTAGATGACGGCTACCCGCATACTCTAGTAAGAGGATTATAATGAGCATTCCTATAGCGTACTCTCTAAGATTCTCATAGTTAATGCCAGATTTGAAGGCATGTAGTAAGGAGAACATCATCCCTACTGCTACTATAAACCAAAGGCTTCTCCGTAATAGGTTGTACATAGCTACCCTCCTCACGCCTCAGTATAACGTAAGTACCCTGTTAAACGCACGCTTCAACATATTCCTTTATTAAAGGAGTCATACTATGGGAATACGATATGAAATACCAGAATTGGATGATGAACATAAGACTAATTCACAGAGTAACAGGTCACGTAAAAAAGCTCTGTTCTTCAGGTGGCTTGCAACCCCTAGGAAACACAGGATACCAGAAACAATAAAGGAAGCAAGACTTAGACTCAACATTTCCCATGTAACGGCTGGGAAGTGGCATAATGAATACAAAGCAAGCAAAGCCATTATGGAGCAGAAGTCCAGTGTAACTATAGACCCATCGGAAGTCACGTCAATTCTAGCCAGAAGGCTTGATTCCCTTAAGCCTGTTATTGCAGAGAATACAGTGGCTGATGACCCAAAGACTGAGCTCCAAGAGATTGTGCAACTTGGGTTATGGCTTAACCTTAATAATACAATCTCCAAACTTGGCACGTTAATAAACGACGTTACGGATATAGATAAACTCATGCGCTTAACTAAAGAGTTTGTCTCAATCCTTAAGAACGTTGGTGACTTAGCAAATGAGATAGCAATAACTGAAGCACCAAAGATACAGAACAATACTGTAGTTGGTATGGTACAACAAGTGATGTCAGGGCTTAAACTCCCATCAAATGAGTCAGTGGCACCTAAACAAATCAGCAAACCTAAATTAGTAAATAAGAAGCCTGAAGTCGTAGACACACAAGTTATTGACGTAGGGAGTGACCCTGTTGTTGGTATTGATACTGACATAGACTTCTCCAATGTTGGTGACGTTGGTATAGTTTAGCGTTATCACTTATGTATAACGTGATGGAATGGCTAATTACACTAAGGAAAAGTAGATGGTAGACGAATTAGATAGACGAGAGCTAGTTTCCTCCTTCGCAAAGCCTGTAACGCCGCAAGAGTTATATACCTTCCTGTACTTGGCTACAGGGGAAAACATCCCATCAAAAAGAGTTTGTCCAGACCATCAAACCCCGTGGGATTTTTGTTCTAGTGCTTTCTTCAATAAGTATGATTCTATACTTGCTATTGGTAATCGTGGCGGTAGTAAAACTAGAACAGTAGGTAAGCTCATCTTTGCAGAGCTATATTTCCTAGCTGGTGTAGAAATAGCCGCCATAGGCGCTATTGAAAGCCAAGCGCAAAGGTGTTACGGGTACGTCAAGTCCTTTTTGGAGATGGCCGCACAGGACAAGATTAAGAAGACTATTCGTAAGCTCACAGTTTTAAATAATGGTTCAAAGTTTGAAGAGCTAGTTGGTACACTAGCTGGAGTAAATAGTCCACACCCTCAGAAGTTACGGGCTGACGAAGTGGAGTTAATGAAACCGGATGTATTAGATGAACTATTACTTGCACCGATATCATCTACAGCATTAAATATTCCAACTAATACAACATTGACTTCTACACGAAAATATAACTATGGTCTAGTTCAAAGGCTAGTCCAAGATGATACTCTTGGATTTCATACATTTATTTGGTGTTATAAAGAAGTTGCTGAGAATTGTCCTATTGAACGCCGTGGTGTTGATAAGAAAAAGTATATAATACGAGACCACCTTAATATAGATAAAAGAGGCAATATACCTGAAACAGAAATCTATGCTTGGTCTAATTGTGGGAGTTGCCCGTTACTGCCTTCGTGCCGTGGAGACTTGGCACGGGCTGATGGGTATATGCCTATACAGGACTTAATCACTAAGTACAAACGGTCTAATCCACAGCGGTGGATACAGCAAATGGAATGTAGGCTTATTTCCGCTGTTGGTAAGATATACCCACAGTTTGATGAACTTATTCATGCAGCACCTATAGATTATAACCCTAATTTACCAGTAGATATATCTATAGACTTTGGGTTTAGCCACCCTTGTTCGGTTGGTTTCTGGCAGGAAGATGAAGATAAGCCTCACCTTTATTTATTTGATGAACTATATGAAACAGGGCTAACGATTGAAATGCTCGCTATAAAGATAAAGGAAAAACTCAAAGAGTACAAACTTACCCCAGCGCACGTAAGATATGGAGTAGCTGACCCTGCTAGGCCAGAAGCAATAAAGGAGCTAAATGATAAAGGGTTTTCTATAGAGCAAGCCGATAAGGGAGCCGGTAGCGTTTTAGCTGGGATTGATGTTGTACGTGAATACTTATATACAGAGGAGTATGGCTCACGTATAACAATGAACAGGTCAAAATGTCCTAACCATATTAAGGAGTTTAAGGACTATCACGCTAAGATGAATACAACTGGTTCAGAGATAAGTGAAGACCCTGTTAAACGTAACGACGATGCTTGTGACGAAACTAGGTATTATGTTACCTTTATTGAATCTATGAGCGGTGGAGATAATATTCATATATTAGGATAGGAGTAAGCCGTGGACTTAAAGAGCTTAGAAGCTGAACTACAAGACGTTAATGAAGATAACTTCCTTTCTGTTGTAAAGGCTGATGAGTTGAGAACATGGAAAGGGATTATACTTCATCACTCTTATCATCCAGATAAGCCCGTTTGGAAGAAGAACTATGGTAGAAGCCTTAACAACTATCATAAGTTCGCTCATAACTATAGTAATGGGCTTGGATACCAGTTTGTTGTTACTTGGAATCCACGTAACCCTGAGACGCCTATTCGCATTCAATGTTCTTATAGATGGGTTCATCAGCTTGTAGGGGCGCATACTACAGCACGTAAAACAGCACGGATAAACGTGGACTCCACTCCTAATGAGTGTATGATAGGGCTGTGCATTGTAGGTAACTTTGACATTTTTCCTGTGCCACCTGAACTCTATACACAGTTGAAAGTATTTACTAATGCTCTGATGAGTAAACTACGTATTCCACGTGATGCTGTATATGGGCATTATCAGTTTGATTACAAGACTTGTCCAGGAAAGAAAATGGACATTCCTTTCTTCAGGAGATAGCAAGCTTTATACCTATTCTTAAGTTGGATATACAATACTAATTGTAAGAGGAGCCGTTGATGGGTAATAAACTAAATAAGGTTGGTAGCTTTTTCCGTTCGTTCCTACCAGTGCGTCCACCTACAGAAACTATGCCTCGTGAAAGCGAAGACTTTAAGCCTATTGGTAGTCCCACTAGTGCTGACGTTGACTTTACAACGCTTCCAACGTCTCACTCATGGGTATACGCTTGTGTAAGAGCTATCTCTCACGCAGTTGCTGGCGTACCATTAAAGGTACAGAAAAAGAGTCCTAAAGGCAAAGATGGGTGGATTGACTTAGGCAGAAACATTTGGGAAGTCGCCGCGCTAGAAGATGTTAATAGCTACCAAACACAATCAGACTTGTTAGAAGAAACAGCTAATTTTCTTGCATTACAGGGAAAACATTACTGGGAAATATCGCGTAACAGCAAAGGTAAGCTAACTAAGATTTTTCCAATGCACCCTAATTACGTTACACCAATCCCCGGAGGTGAGTTTGTATCTGGGTATAGATTCAAACTTCCAGGGGATAAGCCGATTATGTTTGACCAAGAAGATACTATCTTCTTTAAGTTCTTCCACCCTAGTAATGACTACTCTGGCTTATCACCACTTATGGCCGCACGCGAAGGTGTACTAGCTGATTTCTATAGCCAGCGGTATAACAAAGCATTCTTCAAGAATGGGGCTGTTACAAGAGGTGCTTTGGAATCTGACAGAGGCATTTCAGATAGAGCATTAAGGCGATTACGCAAACAGTTCATGCGTACATACACTGGAGTAGACAATCAACATAAGGTAGCAATCCTTGAAGAAGGGTTGAAATACAAAAACATTTCTATGACTCCAAAGGATATGGAGTTCGTTAATCTACGTAAGTTCAGCCGTGAAGAAATACTGGCTGTATTTGGTGTTTACCCTGTTGTATTAGGTTTACTGGAAGGTTCAAGCTACGCTAACGCCTACACGCAAACACGGTTATACTATGAAAACACGGTTTCTCTCTACCTTAATAAAATAAGTAGTATGTTGACAAAGATAATGCGTAGAGAACTATCAGACCCAAGCGTTAGGGTTTTCTTTGATTTGTCCCAAGTTCCTGCGTTAAGACCTGCTCTTGGCGACTTAATGCAATGGGCTACTCCAGCGGTAAACGCTGGGATACTTCTTATAAATGAGGTAAGGGAAGTAATCGGTCGTAAGCCTGTATCGTGGGGTAGTACATGGTTCAATAATTCAGCTATGATACCAATAGCTGATGAAAGTGGTATACTCCCTTCACCAATAGACGGTGGGAAGACCCCACCTAAACGAGAACACATTGAAAGGCTAATTGAGGCCGCAACAGCCATAAAAGGCGTAGGCCCAGATGGCCCAGAATACGGGGAGGAACTTGATGCTGTAACCGTGCTTAAACAGTATCTTGCTGAACTCTCTGATGGAGACAATGTTGAACAGTAGGCTTTGGTCTTACTTAACAAGAAGACGACCAAAGGCCGAAGCGATAGCTGTTAAGCACTCTATCCTCGTGTTTGAATACTACGCTAAGGTATTGAAACAGGCACTTCTTAATTTACCTAATCCAGATAGACTTGTTGAATACCCAACCAATATAGTACATGCTCTATCTTCTCCAATGATTGTTCTTGAGAGTGAAGCCGTAGCTATGTATGCTAATATGTTTAAGGAGTTAATGAAGCCAGTCGTTAGTGCTGAAGTCAATAATCTGGCTAAGATAATAGCTACGATACAGCGTAGGTGGAAAAGAAAAAAGGATATAACTCCTGTTGGTCCACCCGCTGATATAGATAAGGATGAGCTAAACGCCGCTATTATAGCTGAGTTAGAACGTGACTATTTCATAATGAGGGCCGTACTACTCTCTTCTTATGAGAATGAACAAATATATGAAAGGATTAGGAACATCATTGAAAGGGCTGTAAGGGGAGGATGGACAATACGTGTTACTGCAGAAGAGATAGCTGGTAGTATCGGTGGTAACTATTCAAAGATACGGTCAACAGTAATCGCACGTACTGAAGTGAACAGTATGGTAAACACAGCCAGCTACAGAGCCATGAGGCGCTCAGGCGTAGTCTCTGGTAAGATATGGGTAGCGGTAATGGACCAGCGTACTAGAGACCCTCACGCCGCCGCTAATGGGCAACAGGTAGCTATAAATGACAAGTTTCTTGTAGGTGGTGAATACATGATGTTCCCTGGAGACCCAGATGCAAGCGCGAGAAACTTAGTTAATTGTCGTTGTAGCATGTTCCCAATAATATCTCCACAATTCGTTCCTTTTGGAACAACAACTGACAATATCGTGAATGATTTAATAGGGGATTAACTTAATAAATTCACCTATTCATAGTTCGTAGTATAACCATACATGGAGGAAACTGATGAAAAAATACTTTACGTGCCATGCAAACTTGGAGGTAAGCAAAAAATCAGACGCCTCCGCTGACGACGGTCGCTATATCGAAGGGTATGTATCAACCCCTGATATTGATAGAACCCGTGAGATAGTTGACCCTTCTGCCTTTGCTGAAACATTGAAAACATTTATGATGAACCCTATTCTTTTCTTCAACCATAATTGGGATGAGGGGATAGGCAAAATTGTAGAGGCAGAAATACGCCCTAAGAAGGGTCTTTGGGTTAGGGCGCAGATAGCTGAAGGAACTGAGTTATCTGAAAAGGTATGGACTCTGATAAAGCAGGGTGTGTACAATGCCTTCTCCTTCGCCTTCAGAATAAGCAAGAGCAAAGATATAGAGCCTGATGACAAAGAGTCGCTGGGTGGAAAGCTCCGTAGGATTATCCTTGGCCTCGACTTGCTAGAGGCTTCGGTAGTTACGATTCCTGCAAATGCACGGGCCACCTTTTCTATGGCTAAAGGAATGCTTTATGGTTCTGACTTGTCAGAAATGCCTTCACCATCGGAGGAGATCACTGGCGCTATATCAGAACTTCGTAAGGCGCTCATTTCAACAATGAAAGAAGATAGAGAGGCTTTTATTCTTAAGTCCGGCTCTGCAACGCCAGACACTGAAGAGAACGATGAGGAAACTGACGAAGAGGCTAAGGAAGAGCAGACCCAGGATGAAAAGGCTGATGATACTATTAGTAATGAAGAAGGGGATGAAGATAATAAGGGAGCGGCACCAAAGCGCAATCAATCATTGCTAGGTACAGACGTGAAATGGGATGCTGGCGAAGCAATCAAACAACTTCGTAAGTACGCTTCTTCAGACGGCAGTGGGGAACTGGATAAGATAAACTATTCAAAGTTTGCCAAAGGATTTCTGTGGTTTGATGACGCCGCCCCTAAAAAGGTTGGTTCTTACAAACTCCCGTACTGTACAGTCATTGATGGCAAAGTATATGCAGTTCCGCGTGGAATCTTTGCGGCGGCTGGGGTTATAAGAGGAGCAAGAGGTGGAGTTAACATTCCAAAGGCTGACTTGACTAAAGTTAAAGCGACGATAGAAGCGTGGTATAAGGCGATGAACCGTGAATCACCTTTCGCAAAACGTTCGTTGGACTTGGACTGGGAAGAGTTCAAAGATTTGTTTACAGAGTCATCTGTTGATGACCCCCTCGTGGAAGACGTAAATCTATTGGACCTCAAAACAGCTATAGAAGCTATGCAAACTCAAATTGAGGAGCTATTGAAACGAACAGTAGATGAGGACGGATATCCTCAAATAGAGAAGGAAGAGAATGAACTAACACCAGAAGACAGTGCTCTGCTGGAGAAGATATTCCAAGCAGTATCGGAAATCAAAGGGAAAGTTGTAGTTGAAGAGGACAATCCGTCTGACAATGAGGAGGAAGAAAATGCCGAATAAAACTGAAGACATCCTGAACGCTCTAAAGGTGGTTAAGGAAAAACTTGATGCTGGCTATGACAAGGAGGGTATCGAGGCCATTGTAAGAGAACAGCTTAGCCTTCACGATGCCACTCGTAGGTCAAAGACAGTCGGTGGCGTAGACGGCGGTGTAAAGTTTGCCAGTCTTGAAAAGGCTCTTGAAGTGCCGAACGCTAAGTCTGGGTTGAAGGAACTCCAGAACAAGAGTGACGACCTTTACACTATGGCCGTTATACTTGGCGTTCGCCCCAACGAACTAAAAATGTACAATGAGTTCCAGGAAATGGCGAAGGCTATGTCATCCACTGGTTCTGGTACAGGCGATGAGTGGGTTCCGACAGGGTATTCCGCACAGCTTTATGAAAAGGTAAGGCTGGAAATGAAGGTCGCGGCCCTGTTTGACGAAATTCCGATGCCTACTAACCCTTACATCCCGCCTGTTCTTGCTGGCGATGTCACGGCGTATCTGGCGGCTGAAAGTACCGCCGATGAGATAGCTACTACAGCTACCATCGCACCGTCACAAGTGACGACTAGCAACTTCACCTTCACTGCGAAGAAAATCGCGGCTCGTGTACGTCTTAGCGGTGAATCTGATGAAGACTCAATCGTGCCAATGCTTCCGACATTAAAGAATAACATTGGCATTGCAATTGCAGCCGCAATGGAAACGGCAATCATTAACGGTGATACTGCTGCTACTCACCAGGACTCGGATGTAACGAATGCTAAGGATGCACGTAAGGCATGGAACGGCCTTCGTAAACTGTGCGCCGCAGGTTCTAAGATGGATGCTTCTACGTTCAACATTGATGCTCTTAGAACAATTAGGAAAAACATGGGCGTCTATGGCGTAGACCCCCGGAAACTTGCGTGGATTGTAAGTATTTCCGTGTTTGTTCAGCTACTTGGCCTCACTGAAGTAATAACCTTGGATAAATACGGCCCGAATGCTACCATCCTTCAGGGCGAGCTTGCTAAGATTGATGGTATTCCCATCATCGTGTCTGAGTATGTCCGTCAAGACCTTAACGCTACCGGCGTTTATGATGGTACTACCACGACAAAGACTGAACTCCTTTGCGCTTACCGCAATGGCTACCTTCTTGGTAACCGTAGGGGCTTCACCTTGAAGCAAGGTGAAGACATCGAAAACGACCAGAAGATTCTCGTTGCTTCCATCCGCGAGGACTTTGAACCTGTATTCGATGCCGCTACGCAGTATGCTGTCGGTGAAGGTTACAACATCGCTTCGTAAGCTAAGTAAGTAGGCGTAACCCACGGGAGGGGGGTTGAACCCTCCCTCCCGTTTTCTTTTGTAGATATGGAGGTTAAAATGGAAGAAGAGAAAACCCTAACAGTTGAGTACCTCGGCACGTTGACTGGAGATAAATATAAAACGAGTACCTATGTTATGAACGTGGGTGAAGAGTACGACGTGAGTGAAACAGAAGCACTCCGCTTACATAACGACTTCCCAACGCACTTCAAGATTGAAGGGTTTGCCTCCAGTAACACTAGATCTACTGGCCCTGCTAATAAGGAACTCAAGGATTACACTCGTGCGGAACTCAATAAGATGGCAAAAGAACTAGGCGTTGAGGGCGCAGAAGACCTTCCCAACAAGGCCGCTGTTGTACGGGCTATAGAGGAAGCAAAAGAAGATAGCCTACCATAACAGAAAGCTATAGGGCTACTAGATATTGACAGGAGGTAATGAAGTGTTAAAAACAATAGGAAATAAATCTCTGTCTTTGTGCCTGTTCCTTGCCGTGTTTGTATCTGTGTCTGCATTCGCGCAGACACACACACTTGGTACTATTAGTCAAAAGAACTCAGGGATAACTCCATCTGGAACAAACCCAGTATATTGGAGTTTCACTGCATTAGACTCATTACCTTCTGTAGACCCAACTAAACCAACCTTAGTATATGTAACTGGAACAGGTTGGGAGTTTTTCTATCCAGGAGTCGGCTGGACTTTACTAGACAACGTTACAGACAATGACCATACTATAGGTAATGAAGTAACTAATGTTACAGATGCAACCTTAGTAAGGTCAGGCTCTGGGACTTCAGTTGACCCTTATACACTCAAGTTGAACTTAGCTAATCCAAATACATGGACTGGAAGTCAAACTATTAAGGGAGTCGCTGACGGAGATACGCTATTAACTTTGACTACTAGTTATCTGTTGAACAGACCAGCGTTTCTCAAATTCTATGGGGATGGAAGCCCGGCGCAATATCAAGGAGGATTTTTTCCTAGTACAGACGGGGTAAGCGGAGCTAATTTGGATATTGGAAATATAACAGGAATCAACCCAACAAACCTGACTATTAGTGCTACTATGGGGGCCGTTGGTGCTAATGGCGCTGACATTAAATTAGCCGCAGGGGTGGCGGGAGGGCCTAGCGGCATGAAGGGCGGGCCTAGCGGCATGAAGGGCGGTGACGTAAATATCTTTGCCGGGCCTGGTCATATATACACAGATTCCTCTGGCGGTAATATAAACATTGAGTCTGGTGAGGGCGAGCAAGCTGGCGCGTCAGGGAACATAAATATAGACGTAGGGAACATCGGGATTGGTGGGACGTTTGGCGATATAAACATAGGCGGTAATGCCAAATCTGTTAGCGTGACCTCACCGATTACGACTAATCAGGCGATTACCTCTACCGCTAGTAAGGGCACTGCTCCTTTGATTCTAAGTTCGAATGTCTTGTGCACAAACCTAAACGCTGACCTGCTAGACAGCCACGACTCTACTTATTT